GACTCGCCGAGCGCCGGTCGCAATCGCTGCTTTTAGCGTATCAATGTCGGCTTGCGTCCAGGCCATAGCGCCTCACATTCTTGAATGAAGAGATTCCCGCGCACAGTCGCGAATGAACGCGCCTATGCGCGGGTTGCCGCGGTCGCCCCGGCGGCTGCCGATCGAGGATCGCCCCATTTCATTTGCGCGTCGGCATCCTAAAAAGGATACGGTTCACACATCATCGGGCGGCGGTACGAAAGCGCCTTCACTCCCCTCGATCGGGGGTTCCTATCCGACCTTGCGTCCGGACAACGCGCCTTCGACAGTGCGGTATTCGACGCGCTTCATCGGTTCAGCCATCCTTGCGTGTTCCGACCAAACCATCCGCCATCGACCGCCGCCGGTTTTTCCGCCGTCTTGCGAACTTCGGAAGCATCCGGCGGCGGTGCCGGGGGATCCTGCTGCGGGGTATCTGCGGCAGGTCGTATGTCGTGATCGTTGGCTTGCAACTGCACCGCGAGCGGCGCAGGCGCGAACAGGTCGCCGGTGTCGGCGAGCGGGGCGGCGCGCGCCTTGGCAAGCGACACCCATTCTTCGGGTGTCATCCGATGCAGGCCGAGGTGGTCGGCAAGCGCCATGTTGTAGATGCGGCAATCGAGCCAGTGGTTTTCGTAGCCGGGTCGCGGGGCCCATCGCTTGGCAGTGCGGCCCTTGGCTTTCACGTCGGCGAGATACTCCGAGGTGATGTGCTTGAAGTAAGCATCGTCGCTCAACCACGAAGGAAAATGAGGATAATGCTTCGGCGCGAGCCCGGTTTTGAGATCAAGTGAAAGCCAAAGGTTTTCATACCAAAGGCCCTTAAGCGACCAGGTGCCGACCGGCCAGACCTTAACGCCGCCCTCGACCTTGCGCCCGTCGAGGTAATATTCCGTCGGCGTTCCGGTGCCGAGTGCCGGGCGTTCCCAACCATCGACACCCTTGAGCGCAAAAGCGCGAACGCGCTGGCGGCACCATTGATAGACAACGGTTGAACGCCAGCCGGAATCGACGCCAAAGGCATCGACCTTGCGGCGACCGCCGAACGCATCGGCATATTCCCGATCGTAGATCTCGCCGAGTTTCAGAAAGGCGCCAGCGTTATGGTCGTTGGTGGCGCCGTCGATGAAATCAACATCAACGACCCAATTCTCACCGTTCGGCGCCCAGGCCACGACCTCGTAGTAAATGCCGGACTTCTGCACGTCTGCGCTGGCGGTCAGGATCAGGCCGCGAGCGGGGAGGCGGTTGCGGGCGAACGCCTCGCGCCGGGCGAACAAATGCACATGGTCCGGCGCGTCGCCTTTCACGTCATAGGCTTCGCCAAGCGTTAGGTTGGTGAAGGATTTCAGCTTCGCCGGATCGTCTTTGGCTTCGTTATAGCGTTCCGCTACTACGTCCCACGGCACAAACGGCGACGTTAGCGCGTTGATGTGCCACGACCGATGCGGTCGAAATTCAGGATTTTCGACCGTCGAGCGAAATCCGCCGCCTTGGCTTACCGCTTGCCGCACAAGCGTGTCACGCTCATGCGGCTGGATCAGGCAGCCGCAACAGGGCGCAACGTAATGGGTTTCATACGGCGGCTTTTCCTTGAACCGGAAATTCGGCCCCCACTCGAACGGAAAGAATCCGTCATCGCAGTGCGGGCATTTGACGTGCCACAGTTCCTTAGTGCCGCGCTCATACTCGGCATCGATATAGGAATCACCTTTGATCGTCGGTGTTGAGGCGTTGAACTCTTTCCAGTCGCCGGAGGCCAGAAAAGTCTCGCGTCGCGCCGCGATCATTGCGTGCGGCGAACCTTGCTGGTTCAAGTCGGCGGGATATTCATCAACCTCGTCTTTCCAGATTTTCTTTACCGTTTTCGAGCGCAAGGCAGCACTCGAATTGCCGATCGTGAGAGTCAGCGACCCGCCGGGGTAACGCTTGCTCTTTGTGGTCGAGCCTTGCTCATCCCGCGATACCTGCCTCGAAACTTTGGCGCGCAACGATGGCGAGCCATCGATCGTCGGCTGCAGCTTGTCGCGCACAAATTCGAGTAGCGATTCAGTCGTTGGCTGCACCGCCATTTGCCGACACGGATCGCAGTCGATCGTGTGACCGATCAAAATAATCAACGCACCGGTTGCGCCGATCTGTGTTCCCTTTTTGAACACCCCTTTGTTGCAAGGATCGTCCGGCCCCATCGCATCAAGGATCGGCGGCAGGTACGGCGTAAGCACCGGATCCCACTTTTGATTAGCGCGAGGTCCGTCGGGAACGACGATGTTTTCGGCACCCCACTCCGAAGGCGTCAACGATTTCGTGGCGACAAGCAGCCGCGCAAAGATGCCGGCGATTAGGCTCCGGGCGGTGTTCCTGAAAACGAGTCGCATGCAACCTCCGATCGCTCGGCATTCGGCGCGGGTTCGGTTGCGGCGAGCGGCAATTCCAGTTCTTGCGCTTCGGCCGCATCGAGCAGAGGCGCGGGTTGATCCATAGGTGTCGAGGCAAGACGCTTCATAGCGTCGGATATGGCGTTGCGCTGTTCGCGGATGATCTCGCGCAAAGCAACACGCACAGCATTGACGCCACCCGAGCGCGCCGCCGCTTCGAGTTCAGCAGCGCTTGCGAGCGGGCGATCGAGCACGCGTGCAATCACTTCGGCGCATTCTTCGACCGCGGGCACAAAAAATTCGGCTTCGATGTATCGGCCGAGTTCTTTGCCGACCCGGATCTCGGCAAGCTGCGCTTGAAATTCCTTTTCCTTGGTCGCCGCGTCGCGGAAGCGCGGATCGCGTCCTTCGTCACCGTCGGCGGCGGTTTCTGCTTTCGTTTGCGCCGCCTGCTCCTTAACCGGATCGCCCACTTGTTCACGCGCGGCGATGTAAGTCGCCAGGTTCACCAGCTTGACTTTGCCTTTTCCTGGTTTCGCCTTAACAAGCCCGTCACGCTCAAATTTTGTGACGCGCTCCGATATCGTGGCCTTGGAAACCTCGAAGCGCTCGGCCAATTCGGTGATCGTGAGCCAAACGCCGGCTTCGTCGCCAGCATCGGCGCCGCAACCGCCATGTTCGGCTTGTTCGGTGTTCATGTTCAGCGTGTTCGACTATTCTCGATCTCCGAAAATCGCGGAAACCCTTTATTTTAGGGCCTTTCACGCATGTTCAGTGCGAAAGCTGGCGCTTTCAGCGTGTAAGGTCAGGAAAAAACGACTTGGACTAGAAATGAATCGGGCCTTTGGCCGCTGCAATCGTTTGAGGCCAGGAAGGACCCGCGAAGATCGCGGCCTTACTACACAACAGTAAGAGCGAAAGAATATTGCGCGGGCGGGGCTCGATGGAAGGTCGGAGCGCGCCGCCAGCGCTGCGTGCGGTCGCCCCACACGCAAGGCACACGAGAACATAGATCGATATCAAAGGGCATGATGCGCGAGGCGGTGCGTTGCACGTCGCCTTGCTTTGGCTGCCTCAATCGACCTGCCATCGGTACGAAGGCGAGGCTTACGTTCTCGGTGCGGACAGAAAAAGAAAGCGGATCATCAGTGCAACTGCGAGGCGCGCACGCACGACCGGGGCAGCGCCGAAGGCTTTGCTCGCTGTGATCCGCTATCGGAATCACGAAACCAGGGGAATAAGCGCATCTGATCTAACGGGAGAGTTGATCGCTTTCCGCTTTAAGGCTCGACGACTCCGAATTGAATGAACGCCGGTTGTTTTGGGACAGCCGGCAAGCCCCCTCAAAATGATCGCTCAACTGAATGTGGGGTTAGCGCCTCATGACACACCTGCCTTGTGTTGCTCACAGATAGATGCGGAAGGGAAGGCGCTATGAACGCCGAAGCCCGCGCGGTTTCGAACCGGCGGGCTTCTTTCCCTTTTGGGACGCTCCGGGTGTATGTCAAGTGGTCCTGCAAAAGCAAGGAACCCCTTTTTCTCTATACAGAACGGGGCCTTTCCTCAAACCTAGACCAGATCAGCCGCCTCCAACTTCCGCCGCGACTCGCCGTTCTTCGGCAACGTGTAGCGCTTGGGCGCCGGAGCGGGATCCCGGCGCGGCGCGGTCGAAAGCGTCACGTCGGCTTGCGCGCGCAGGCTTTCCACGACCGGCGAGGGCGCAGCTTGCGGCGCGTCATTCCATGGCGTGGCCGGTGGCAATTCATCGCTCAAGGCGTAGTGCGCCAACACATCGCCAGGCGCCAGTGCATTGCGCAGTTGCGCGAGCGCGGCATGCCAGATCAGATATTCCACGCGCGCCTCGACATATTGAAACGGCGCGGGATTTTCCCAGGCCAGCAAAACGCGCGGCGCGCGGGAAAGATCGAAGCGCTGGCTTTTCGGATTACGCCGCACCACCACGAGCCCCGGCTCGAAACCAGCTGCATCCGGCAACACATCGGAAAAGCCATGAACAACCGGCTTGCCGCTATCCTGATCCACGATCGCAGGGCCTAATTCCGGCTCGCCGATATCCCATGCCGGCCGCGTCTTGAAGGTCGCACAGCGGATCACGAGCGTAGGCGCATTAAAGCGTGCGCTTTTCAACACCGATACCGCGCCCGCATCGAGCAACTGACCGAAGCGGCCGGAAAGCGCGAGCACATCGATCTCGATCGGCAAGGTCATGCCTTTCGACAATTTCGAGATCGCGCGCGCAACAGCCTTTGCGTCATCATGCGGTTCGCCATCGACGAAACCGAAGCCACTCGTGCCATGATGGCTGGTATCGACGCGGCAGCCAAGCAAACCGAAGCGCTCGACCGCATCCCATGCACTTGCGGCAACCGGCACGCCCTTGCACAATTCTTCGTTAAACGCCCAACGCAACAGCGCTTCGACCGAGATTTTCTTTTTCATGCGTTCATTGCCCTTGTTTCGTTGCAGGTATGGTGCAGGTCCGGTGCAGGTTTCGTTGCAGGTCTAGCCGTTTTTCAAAACCTGCTTTTCTTTCTATCTTTCAGATGCTTGCTTGCTGTTTTCAAAACTCTCATTGCAGGTATGGCAGGTCTTTCTACGTGTAACGTGAAGCGTTTTTTCTTTTCCCCCGTGCCCCCGAAAAAATTAGAAACCGAAAATGAGGGAAAAACCTGCCATGCCTGCACCGCCCGACTTAGAGCGGCACGCTATCGTCTTCCGGCACCGGCGCATCGTGGCCGCCATGCGAGCGCGTAAACATCGGCCGGTCGGGGTTCAGTTTGATGCCGTGATAGACGCTGCGGCCGCTCGGTCGTGATTTCTTGATGCCCTTGGCCTGCAACGCCGTGCCGAACGTGTTCGAAGCCCAGGGCCGGATCGGTTGCGCCTTGCACCACGCTTCCCAAGCCTCGTACATTTCGGCGCCGGAAACCTTTTCGTCCGGCGCGTCGATCAGCACGTCGTGCATGAAGTTGGCGATATAGTCGTTTTCCTCGCGGTAGCCGTCGGTCGCATCGCGGATTTCTTCCGGCACGGTGATGCCGTGTGCGAGATAGCGCAGCGCACCTTCGATCAGCCAGTTCAGGATTCCGCTGCGTTCTTCCCAAAATTCCGCGATCACTTCGGAAAAGGCGCGGCGCTTGTCTTCGGGAATGGTCACGAGCCACGGCACGAGGCGCATGCGCCGCCAGATACCGAGATCGCCGCCGGTGATCTTTGGCTTGTGGTTGCCCGAAAGCGTCATCTTGAACGTCGGCAGATATTCGAAGAAGCCTTTGTGCAGATGCCGTACCAGCATCGGCTCGCCGCCGGTGAGCGATTTAATCAAGGCTTCGTCGAACACCGCACCGCGCTTCGGCTCGGAAATGCGCACGAGCCGCGCGCCGGGCAGGCGGGCAAGATCGGGTGTGGCCTGGTCACCGCGGCGGCCGGCACCTTCGGAGGCAATGGTCTCGAACGAAAGGGTCTGCGCGTACTGGTCGATCACGCGCGCGATCATTTCGATGAAAACAGATTTTCCGTTGGCGCCGCCGCCATAGTTGAAGATCAGAAACTGCTCGCCGGTCAGGCCCGTGATCGAATAGCCGTAATAGGTTTGCAGGAAGGCGCGCACCGCCTCACTCGGCTGCGCCTCGGCGAAAAACTTCATGAACTTCGGCGCCGTCGCCTTCGGGTCGTACTCGACCGCGGCACACTTCGTCATGAGGTCCGCGCGATCGTGCGGAAGCAATTCGACCTTACTGATATAGCGCCGCGCATTTTCGTCGGGGCATTCGAGGTCGAGTTCGCGCGAGAAGCGCAGCGTGCCGTTTCTGCAATTGAAGGCGAGCGGATCGGAATCGAGATCGTCCGGCGTCACCGTCCGGTGCGGCAGCGCCTGCGCCAGCATGCCCTTGATCTTGGTCGTGTTGCCGGACGACACGGCGTATTTGCGCCGCGTGATCTGCCGCTTCTCGATCGCTTCCTGGGCAATCGTGCCACGCGTGATGCGGCGCTGCAGGGCGGTTTCGAGATCCTTGTCGGCCTCGGTCCATTCCTTCTGCGGCTTTTCGTTGAGCAAATTCAGTTCACGCAACGCCTTGGCGGCACCCTCGATGGCGTCGCGCTCGTGCACCGTAGCGGTGATATATTTCGCCTCCAGCGCGATCCGCGCGGCGGCGGTCTGCGCGCAGCGGGTCGCGATTTCTTCGCCGCCTTCGGCTTCCCAATGTGTGCCCTGCCAGCCATGCCAGCCGATTTCGCGAACGTGCAGCAATTCATCGCCGAAATGGCCGAGCAGCCGCTTGCCGTTGCCGGTATCGTTCGCAGGCTCCAGCGCGAGCGCGGCAAGCAATTCCTCGTCCACGCCATCGAACAAAGGATCCGGCGGCAGCTGGTCGCCATCACCGTCGGGGACCCCCTCCAGCGGGGGCGCGGGGGCCATGTCGGGCGCACCGAGAACGTGCTTCACGATCTCGCTGTCGCGACTGCTTTCTTGTTCTTGCATTGAATTGCCTTTAGCGGACGATTTCGACGTGCTCGTATTCGGCCGTAAGCACCATGCGCGCGCCACACCGCAGGATGCGGCCGTCGGGCGTGTAGACCAGGCGGCAAGGTCCGTTGATCGCGATCTCGCGCGCATAGAGCGGTTTTGCATCCGAGCGCGAGCGCGCGATGCGAATGGGCGGCAGATCCGTTCCGTTGCGTGCGTTCGCGCGTATGACGCAAGCATTGATCGAGACGAATGCCTGTCCCTTTTTCTGCCGCCTCGCCATGATTACGCCCGCCTCCATGAATCGAAATCCTCGCCCGGCGGCGCGAACGGCGTCCGCACCGTGCGGCCTGGCCGCGCGTGCCTGCGCGCAGCACGCGTCATCGCGAGCCGCGTCGTGAACGGGTCGCTGTCGCCGTCGCCGAGCAGGATCAGTTCTTCCGTGTCATCCAGCACCGGCATCGCCGGCGATTCCATTTCCGGAATATCGCCGGGCACGCGCTGCGGCCGGCCGGTCGCGGTTTTCGCCGTCGGATGCGGGACCGTATCGATCGCACGGCCCGCCAGGTTGCCGAGATCGACCGCCGCACGAAACACATAACCCTCGGTCGAGTGGCCGGCGCGGACCATGCTGGTATAGAACCCGCACACGGTTTCGATGCCTTCGCCGGCGATCATGCGTTGCCCTGCCGCCTTCGCGCCGTTGATCGGGATATAGCCGCCGGCTTTCGAGCCGCGCACCTTCTTCGCGGGCAGGATCTCGCCGGTGTCGGGATCGACGATCAGCGCCTTGCCTTTCGGCTGCGCAAGATCGAGCCAGGTGAAATGCAGCGCCGAAAACTTGCCGGCCGCATCCAGCACCGGCGCCAGCATCACCGGCCCACGATGGATCACACGCGCGTCGCCGCGTTCATCCTTGCCGTGAAAGAACGGAAAGTTCTCGATGAAGCGCAGAGGAATGTATGGCGGGATCAAGAGGTCGCGATGCTTGAAATAGGCGTCAAGCAGGTAAACCCGCGGCAGCGCCATCTTCGTATAGATCTCGTAGCAGCGCTCGCGTTCACGCTCGCGATAAGCCGCGTTCTCGCGCGCCGCCGCTTCCGCCTTCGCCTTGCGTGCGGCTTCAAGCCGTGCCGCTTCCTCGGGATCAACCGCGCGCGTGCCGCCTAGGCGCTCGACCGCCTCGCGAAAGCCGATGCGCGAGGCTTTCATCACGAGCGCGATCGCGTTGCCGCCGTCGGCGCAGACCGCGCAGACCCATTTCGCAGGCGTCACCTCGAAGCGCGTCGCGCTTTTGGATTGCGTGTCGCTCGAGCAGATCGGGCAGGGGCCGATTTTCTTCGCGCCGCTGCCGCGCAGGCGCACATATTTCTCTGCCTCGCGCACGCAGTTCGTGCGCGCGAGCAGATCATCGATCTCGGCTGACGGAATGCGGCTCACGCGTGAAACCCAAACCAAATAGAGAGGAAAAAGAGGGCGATGGCAGCGACCGTCCAGCAAGTGCGCTTTGCCGCGCGGGCGGCCTGCTTGGCGTTCCACTCTCGCGCCAGTTGCTCACGACAAGGCAGATGATCGAATTCCGGATCGGCGCTTTTCATCTGCTCATCGCTCCAGCGTAGGTAATACCAGCAAGGATTACCCACACACGGAGATCCGCAGTTGCCGCAAGCGCGCGCATTTCGCTTCACGCCGCACCGCCCTTCACCGCCGCGCGGCCGTAGCAGAAAGCGAGATAGGAGAGCACGCCGACGGCGCATGCGCCGAAGCAAAGCGCGCTCCAGCCGGCGAAGCGAAGCCAGAATCCGGGCCACAAGAGAAACGACGCCACGACCGCAGCCCCGCAGGCGAGCCAGAGCGCGATCAAGGCATTCTCTTTGCGTTCCCACTTCGCTCGCGTTTCGCGCGCATGGGCGAGATCAGCCGCTTCCTGCGCGTATTCGCGCTGCCGCCAGTTGTCATCCATGGTGACTGTCCTCGGTTGTGGCGGCGCCATCACCGCCAGGTGTTGCAGGTCCGGCGATTCCGCCGTGTTCACGCTCGATCTCGCTCAAGTAAGCCGCCGTGAGCGCGGCCTGGTCGCTGGCCTCGATATCGGCGAGGCGGCGGATCTCTTTCTTGATCAGGTCGGAAACCTTGATGCGGTCGGCGAGGCGGCACATCGCGAAAAAGCAATCGCGCGTGGCGAAGGCTTCGGCCGCGATCTGCGCATGCATCCGCGCTTTCACCGAGCCCGCTGCGGCCGCGCGCAATTCGCGGAGGTGAATGTCGCCGGTCACTTGCGCGCGCGACACCTCGCGCTCGGCAGCGAGCCAGATATCGTCGAGGTTCACCTTGCCGATCTGCACCGCGCGCAAAGCAAGGCGCGCGGCACTCGGTGCGGGAGCCTCATCAAGCGGGGGCGTGGGGGCGTTCAAGATAGCACCCGCTCGAATAGTAACTTGTCCTGCGTCGGGTGCTTATCGACGCGCGGGCGCGAAGCGCAGGACCATGAGCGTCCGCGCACCTCTCCGATAAGTCGCCAACCTGCCGCCGCGAGCGTCGTGCCCGGCTCGTTGGCTAGGATATAGGTTCCGATGCGCTTGAAGCCGAGCGCAAAGGCAGCACGCGCGGCTGAACCATAGAGAAACGAGCAGGCGTTGCGCGTGCCGTCGGTGCACAGGCGCGTTACCTCTGCCGTCACGCCATCATCGCGCAGGCGCGCAACAGGACGGCCTACGATCACCACGCCAACAACTTTTCCACCGCTCGCAGCTGCAATCGAGAAAAGGTGGCCGACCACAGGCGGATGATGCCGGTGCTTTTCCGCGACAAAGGCATTAGCCTCTGCCAACGTGCAGCGCTCGACGGACAGTCGCAAATTCATCGATACACCAGGTCCGCAAGCAGGATCAGGAAGGTCGCCGAGATATCCGGCGCCATCGTCGCGAACACGACCGAGAAGATGAAAACGCCGACGCAATAGCGCGACCAGCGCTCGAAGCGGGTTTCGATCATGCGTGGCGGCCTTCCGCTTCGCGCGCCTGTTCGGCCTCGACCGCCTTGATAAAAGCCTCGATATCGCTTTCCGCCGGGCACTCATCGCAACCGGCGGCATAGTCGAGGCCGTCGTCGGCATCGGGAACGGCGCCCTGCTTGCAATAGTCGCAGCGCTCGCGCGTGGTGCGCTGATCCGGAAAGTGTTTCAGAAAGGTCGCGAGCAACACGCGGTCGCGCCGATCTTCCGGCACCGTGCCTTGCGGCGTGAAGCCGCGATCTTCGGTCCATCGCAGGACTGCATCGAACAAGGCGGGATAGGATTCGATGCGGCGATCAAGCCAGTCACGAATCACCGCCATCAGCGCCTTCTCGAAACGCTCAACCATATCAGGGGCTTCCTTGCGCGCGGCCGCGAGGTCGATCGGCCTGTTGAACTTATCGTTGGCGGAAAGTTCATTCATCTTGTCGAAGAACGTCACGAGCGCGCGTTCGGCGATTTCGTTTTTCATGCCGGCACCTCTTGTCCCAATCCTGATTTGGCTTTTGCGTTCTGCCGCGCGCGCCAATGCGCATCGGGCTTCGCCTGGGCGGCGGCCAGCTGGCGCGCTTCGCATTCGTCGGCCGAATAGCCTTCGGCTTCGGCGAGCGTGAGCAGGGTCAAACCAACGTCGCCGAATTCCTTTTCCGCGCTTCCCTTCGGCCGCGCGAACACACGATCGAGAATCGCGTCGCATTGCGCGCGCGATAACCCGCAAGCCTGCGCGAGTTCTCCGGCTTCCTCGAAAAAACGCTGCGCGCGCTCGATGGCGTTCCGCGCAACCTGCGGCGTGAAGGCACGGCAGGCCCAGGCCATGGCGACCTTCTGGCGGCTGTCGCGCGCCATCAATCCAGTCATTGCATTTCCTTCCGCTCGCATCACAGATCGGCCTCGCGCTTGGCTTCGGCCACGATCTTCGCGACCACGCGATCGACCTTGCGCTTCTCGCTCTGGCGTTTTTTCTTGCCGTCGCATGCCTCGGCCGCCTGATAGAGTTGATCGGCCAAGTGGCGGGCGTTGTCCGGCGTCATGCGGTCGAGGTGGTTGTAATCAGGCCGGCCGACGCCGCACCATTCGCGCTCGACGAGCACAACCAGGCCGCCGACTTTCTTTGCGCTTAAAGACTTACTCACCGCGGAAATTCCTTGAGGCCAACGCCGGTCCAGGCGCGAAAGCGCGCGTCGAGAATGTCGAACAGCCGATCGGCGTCCGGCTTCGGCAGTGGTGCTACGATGTGATCGATTTCGCCCCAAGGCTCACGACGGCTCGCAACCTCGGCGGCAGGCGTTCTCGCGGGTTCCGGCTTGCGATCGGTGATCATGCGCGACCCCCGCAACGGATGAACTCGCACATGAATTCGGTGTAAGCGTCTGCCGGCTTCCAGAACTGGAGCGTGACGCCGAGCGGGTGATCGGCGCCAGCCACACCATGCGTCCAGGGCTTCGGCGGCGGCGCCATGTTCTGCGCCATTTCATCGAACAAAATGCAGGTATCGAGCGCCTTGATCGAAGCGTGCATCGGATAGTTGATGCCGAACTTTTTTGCGATGCAGACGTGCAGCGTGTTTTCGCGTTCAACGAAATCCGGAAAGTGCCGTTTCAAGGGCCGGATCAGATCAGGCAGATAGCCTTCGGTCGCATCATGCAAAAGCAGTTCGAGTTGCAGCCGCAGATTGGCAAACTCCGGCCAAGCCGGGAGGTTCGCGCGCACCCAACGCACGAGCAAAACGCAATGCTCGGCAACCGAATAGAAGTGCAGGCAATGCCCGCCGAAACGGCACGTTTTCGAAAGCGCGGAGGCGATATCGCCGATATCGATTTCCTCAACGCGCGGATCGAGCGGCCAGAACTGCTTGCCCGAATAGGTCTGCAGCCAGTCGCCGGCGCGCTTGGCGCTTGCGCCATTCGGGCCAGAACAAAGCCGCTCGCGGCCGTGTAGATCTTTCATGTTGACTCCATGCCGCCAAACAGCGGCCCGGCATCGAGCGGCTTGTCGGCTTGCTTTGCTTTGATGGATTCGCGGGAGCGTTCTTCCGGTCCCGCGATCGCGAGTTTCATGCGGCGGCGGATATCGTTCTGATATTCCGGCTCACGCTCGATCAGCACCGCGTTACAGCCTTCGTAGAAGGCCGCTTCTCCAGTCGTGCCGCTCCCCGCAAACA